AGTTAGCACAACAGCTTCTAGCGGCTGTGTAGGGTGCATTGTGAGGTCACGTAGGTCACGCAATAGCGCACCCATATGACGAAGCAATTCGCCCCATTGTTGCATCTTCATTTGCTCAGTACCAGCAATTGAATCCATGCACTTTACTTGAAGTTCAGAGATAGAGTCAATGATAAGTGACTTGAACTGATGCTTTCCAGTTTGTAACCACTGGAATGTTTTAAGAACAACATCGTAGTCGCGAACATTCACGACAACTGTGTCCCAGGTGCCATCAGCAACTGGAGGTTCTTCTCGAATTGGATCCCAATACTTTACGGTGATAGGTAGGAAACGATGCCCACCTTCAACGTCAAGCATGAGACGTGGATATGGCGCTGTCACCGCAAAAGTTGATTTTCCAACCTTTGATTCGCCATACACCATAATAGTGACTGAACGTTGTACTTCAGACATCACTGCTTCCTTTCATCTTTTGTTTGTTTTCTGTTTGTAACATTATGCATTTCCTTTTTTCTCTTCGGTAGACTTGTAATAGTCATATGGATCAGCAGACTGGAACGCGTCTTCAAGTGCAGCCTCAGCAGCAGACCCATCATCAAACATAGGACAGATACTGAAGAATGCGCATTTCCATTTGCAGTCGCGCGTCGCGTGCGGATAAGCTATAAATCTATGATCTCCGCCTTCATCTAGGTACTTACGGGTGTTCATCATGTCTGTAAGTACTCCGTGCATACGTTGCCAAAATGAGCGCAATGTAAACACGTTATGACGTACTTCCATTTGTTCGTAGAAAGGAGGCTTTGCATTTGCAGAGCGCTTAACCTTCTTTAACATTGTAAAGATACCACCTTCAGAGCGTTCACCTTCTTTGTTCTGCGCGGTTTCAAGCATCATATACGTAAGGATCTGTTCGTTCATGTGCGCCATTGCTGCAAAGTCTGTAAACGAACCTCCAACAGTCTTAAAGTCGCGGAACATGCGCACGCCATCAGCCTTACGACGAACGCGCATATCAATCTTGCCTTGCAGGATAACACTGTCATTCATAAGAGGCATTTCAATAATTTCTTCGGTAGAAATCATTTCTAATTCAGCGTCAATACCATTCTCTTCAACCCACTGGATGTACCCATCAAGCATGATGCGCCCTAGTTCAGCCTCTGACTCTAGGTCGTAGGTATCACGATAGCTTTCAATAAGCTTTTGCTTGTCAATTTCAACGAGTTGTGAATGCGCCTCAAGCAAAGGTATGTTCTTTGAGTAGTACATATCTAGAGCTTCATGAACGCGTGACCCAAGCGCAAGTGCGCCTGTCATCTGTTGCGTCTTAGGTTGTAAGCGACGGTAGTAGGATAACCACCATCTCCTACGACAATCTTTAAAGGTCTGGATCTCTGAGTTAGAGATTCTTATAGGTTGAGTCATAGGTTTCCTGCCTTATCGTCCTTGAGTAGTGAGAGAAGCTTTTCTTTATCTCGAACAATTTGTTCAAAGTTATCAGCCTTAGTTTCAAGAACCTGAATAACACGTTCCTCAATAGTTCCATCAGTTACGTAGTCTGTAACAATAATCGAGTCATGGATTTCAGACCCGATTCTGTGAACGCGGTCAAGTGCCTGGCGATGATCAACGAGTGACCAGGGACGTTGCAACATGATAAGACGACGAGCCGCGGTAAGCGTGATGCCTACTCCACCCGCCTGTGCCGTAAACAGAATCCATTTGATCTTGCCAGACTGGAAGTCGTCAACCGCTTGTTGACGTTCATCTTCGTCTTGCATTCCGGTGATGAGGCCGTGCTCGATCTTTTCTTTAGTAAGCTCTGCGCTTAGCAAGTAGATAAGTTGTCGTGATACTGCGCACACGGCAACAGAGTCATCACCGAAGTCTCCAGCCTTCATGTCGTCAATGACCGCGTCAACCTTTGCAGATGGAGCAATAAGCGCTGTTGTAATCTCGCCAGTCTCTTCATCTACAGCCATTTCAGCGTATGAACTAGCAAACTGCAGTAGTCGAATAGTCTGAGTCAGTGGACTTGGAGCTGTTATAGCGTCTCCGTCTTCTAACTCTGCAATCATGAGATCGCGCATTTGGTTGTAAGCTTTTTGCTGCTTAGTGCTCATCTCAACATCGCGACGTTCAAACATCATTTCTGGTAGCCAAGGAAGCACCTTTGCCTTAAGCATACGACGCATTCTTGGGTTTAATCCTTGATAGAACTCTTGCTCCATATGAGGTTTAATTCCTAAAACCATCATTCCACCGAACGCGTTAAGCATTGTGTTAACCATGCGTTCAATCCAACGTGTCTTGCTTGGCCACTCTTCAGGACTAATCCAGTGAAGGATTGCCCATAGATCAAGCACATTATTTGCAATAGGTGTACCAGTTAATGCGTATCGAATATCAGCATTTCCAGTTGCAGCCCACAAAGCACGCGTTTGCTTAGACTTTGGCTCCTTAGATCTATGAATTTCATCTGCAATTACTGCCTTAAAGTCGATCTTATTTAGTTCACGAATATGAACTTCACAGCGGTTTTCAGTAACTTTCTCGTCATGTCCGCCGCAGTCCTTGCAGCGAGCAAGTGCAACGGATCCGTAAGACGCTAGTCGCGAGTGAGTCCGTAGTGACTCCCAGTTGATAACGTAGATATCAGCGTCTTCCTCAAACTGCTTGCGCCGCTGAGCAGTAGATCCTTTGATAACAACAACCTTGCGGCCTGGCCACCATCTATCAAACTCACGCTTCCAGTTTTTCTTTAATGTATTAGGGCACACGATGAGTGCAGGGAAGATTTCTTCACCACCATCTTGCAGCCATTTCAACGCACGGATTGCTTGTGCAGTTTTACCTAAACCAGGTTCATCCGCAAGTAAAGCTCTGCGGGCTGTCGCTAGAAACTTGACGCCTGCGCGCTGATGTGGGAATAGGTCCTCGTTGCCCTCTTCCAGGGCTTCGAGTTCACGAAGATCGTTCGCTGGTGTAATACGCGTCGCCAATTCATTGGCTGCCCAGGACCCTAATCTAGGTCCTATAGTAAGTTCAGTTTTAAAGGTAGAACGTAGCGCTAGGCATGTTGCCCAACTTGTAGGAACAGACCAAAGCTGCGCACCTGGATCCCACTTAGCTCCAGGTATAGATTTGCAAAGTTCTTTAAAGCGCCACTCTGCATTGATAATTATGCGCTTGTTTGATTCGTCGAGCTCTACGGCTACTGGCACCAATCAATCCTTTCGTCGTTATGTATACATACTAACATACTTTTTAATAAAAGAAACTACATTTTGACCTAGTAAGTAGTTTTTATTGAAGTAGGCGTAATGGCTTCCAACCTACCTTCACGCAACGGAGTAGTCCATGGCGTATTGCATCAAGTGCGTGACCTTCGCCACCACGGTGCCAATACTCTAGTTTCTTTAGTTTTGGATTATCAAACATTGCCTTAGCGTCTGCGGGAGATTGAAAATAGATGTCATCTACATTTCTTCCTGCGTCCATAAGACACTGCTTGAGAATACCAATTTGCTCCAGTGAGTAAGGCGCCTGTGAATTCTTTACTGTTTGCATATTGATAGTAAACCTCTCACAGACAACCTCGACTTGTGGGTAAAGACTTAGTGTTTCACGAATAGGCTTGGCGTACTCGTCCTGTTGATATTCGCCTGACCAAAGCATTGCAGGCTCCTGCCCTTGCTCTAAGGAGAATAGCGCCATTCCTGTTGCTTTTCCTGGATCAATCGATAGTATGTATTTCATCGATATTTTTCGCCCCAGTTCTCCATAGGTCCGTCAATTCCAGACGTAAGCGGAACTGCCCAACCTTCTCGTGTAGTCATGCATTCTTTCACAACCTTCATAATTTCTTGCGCATCTTTACGTGGAGCATTTAACACGATTTCATCGTGTACTGGGACAATAAGAAGTTCGGTTAGGTCTGCTTGGTCGAGTTTAATTAAGTTAGACTTAAATACCTCAGCAGCTCCTCCTTGAATAAGGTAATTCACGAGAGTGTAAGCTCTATCTTCATCGCAAGGTAGCCTACGGCCTGTCCATGTGTAGACGTACCCTTGCCCTTCTTGTCTAAAACGTCTAACGCCTGCGTCTTCAATTTGTTTTTGAAAGAACGCCATTCCAGGGAATCTCATGTCAAACGCGTCTGACACGGTTCTCATCTGAGGCTCAGCAACGCCTGCGGTTAACGCTTGTTTCGCCACTCCCGCCCCGTAAAGACGACCATAAACAGTTCCTTTAATAAGATTACGACGTTTGTCAGAACGTTGCATAGTCGGATCATTATAGATTTCACGTCCAATCTCAGTAAACGGGTCTGACCCAGTGGCGTCTGCACGATTAAACAGCGTGATGAGGTTGCTATCGCCAGATAACGAAGCAAACATACGGAACTCAACCTGGTCAAGGTCTGAGGTAATAATGACGTGATCTTCATCCTTAGGAATAAACGCACTACGAACAACGTCATCACCCTTAGGCAGTGTCTGCAGTGCTGGATTTTGGATAGACATACGCGATGTTCTAGCACCTAGGGTCTTAACAGATGGGTGAACAAAACCGTTCACATTGTCGTGAATAAAGTTAGCAAAGTAAGTATTGGCAAGTTTATCAGCCTTACGTTGTTTAAGAACAACTTCGGCTAGAGCCTTTACTTCATCGTTTCCTGCAATAGCAAGAAATTGCAGTTGATCTTTAGATGCAGACTTTTGCCCTGACGGAGTAAACTCGTTAATCTCTGCCCCAAGCGACTCAAGCAAACGCACCAATTGAATGTTACTTGAGATTGACACGCCGTTGTACTTTTCCTTTGCCCAGCTCTTTACAGACTCAGCGTAAGCGGTTAGCTCATCAAATTTACGTTGCGAGTACTTAAGGTCAATACGCGCACCGTTTAACTCCATGCGGGTAACTATCTTGCGTGTAGCCATTTCTAGTTCATACGCCTTGTTGTAGGGTCCACCAGGGCCGCACTTCTCGTAGAACATTTCCCATAGGCGCATAGTAAGAACGCAGTCTAACGCTCCATACGCCCAATATGGTTGGAAGTTAGTAGGAACAGTTCCCCACGTCCAACCGTTTTCAATAAGTGAAATATCAAGTGATTCCTGTAAAGCAACTGCGCGTCCGTCAACATGTAAAGCGGCAAGACGTTTTAGTGCGCCAGATCCCAGTGGGTCAATGATGTGTGCCATAATCATCGTGTCGTGCGCGCGATGCCAAGGTAGTTTCCAATCTGACTGAATATCAAACCAGCGAGCTTCAAACGCAATGTTATGACATACTATAGGACCGTCAAAGCGCTCCATTGCCTCATAGAACACTCCTTTCCACTGGTCCCATGGAATCGACCAACCTTGCTGCCCATCCCCTACCTGGACCAAACGTAGGCGTCCATGCCACGGTGATAAAGCGTCTTCGCGCTTTCCGCCAGGCAACTCACCAGTTTCAGTATCAATTGCAATAGCGTTATGCGGACGGCGTTCGCCAATCCACGCAAGAAACGCTTGTGCTTTTTCAACGCTGTCAACAAGGTGAAGTTGAACGTCCTGTAGGTTATCAGTCATTAAGGTCCTTAAATATAGTTACATCAATTCCACATTTAGCAAAATAGTCAATTGTGGCCCATGGATTTCTATGAGCTGCAACCGTGCTAACACGCATAACAACTTTTGATATCCCAGAGTTAGAAATTAGCTTTGCGCATTGAATGCACGCCGCGTCGGTAATATACACTGTTCCGCCTTCAACTCGCGAACGATCTACGTACAGAAGTGCATTTGCCTCCGCATGAATAGACGGGCAAGAGTCATAAACGTTATCTAACGGCGTTTCTCCACGAGCACGAGCGCACCAGTTCATGCACTCGCCTTCTTCAGGAAATGTAGCAGCAGGACCGTTGTACCCCGTTGAGCTAATACGTTGATCCTTTGAGACTACAACCGCGCCTATTTGTGCACGGCTGCAACGAGAACGAAGAGCTATCGTGTCTGCTACAGTCATCCATACCTCGTCCCACGACGGGCGGCTAGTCATTTGTTCCTCTAAACAACGAGTACTTCATAGCCTCGGAGACAAGAAACATCGCTTCTCTACGAGAAAAACCAGCAGTCTTTAACTCTTCATACATAACATGAAGAGTTATAGAAGCTTCACGTAGAGGAGAAAGATACATTTCTTCTACCTTGTCATTTTCGTCGTTGCTTGCCATATTATTTTCCTTCGTTCTTTTCTATTGCTCGAATCATTGCGCTGGCGTACCACTGCTCAAACGGGTGAAGACTGTACAGAAGAGCTCTTTCTTCCTTGTGCATAGCAGCAGTGAGGGCTCCCATTGCTCTGTTCTGTACCTGTGACCAAGTACTACCGCTAACATGAGGAATATTTTCATATGGATCGCTTGTATGCTGCAAACTTTCTGCAGCGTCGTAGTGCTGCTCATAGATATGAAGAGATCCAACGTGATGAGCGTATGTGCCTGTTTGAATCCCTAGAACTGATGCCATAGCAATTTGAACTCGAGTAAATTGGAAGAAGTCGTACGCAGCTCCAAGCCATACATCATTAGAGCGCATGTAAACACTCATATTGAGTTTATTGTCACGGATACGGAACTGATGCAAGATCGTGCAAGGATAATCACGCTTGCTTGGGAGAAGATCAAGTTCAGGATTCCAGATAGTAACAACCGCTTGTCGCGTATCTGGGTCTGCTTTTAATCTGTCAACAATAGGACTGTACTGGTCAACAGTGCGTAAGCCGTACGCGCCGTGGAATAGCCCATTGTCCTCAGCAAAGTTAGTAAACGCTGGGCCAACCGCAATAACAAGTTTTGGAGTTGATGTGCCTGCAAGCAGCTGGCACGCTTCAACCGCACCAATTCCAGGAACAGTTCCGCGGTTAACGCCTAATGGAAGGGTGTCGTGTACATTCTCAATGCGAATTATTGCGTCTTCTATTTCACGAGTCTTCATACCGCGAGGAGCAGCTTCCTTGCCATACTTAAGAACGTGTTGAACAAGGTCAACATAGCCGTTAACTCCGTCAGGAATGTTAATTATTGCAGTATCCATGGATCATCCTCTTTCAGTTTGTTATCGGCGCTTTGCTGTATTGCTTGTCCATACTCTAGACTGTTCTTATAATTAAATCGTCGTACATGTTGCGGGTGCGGTAATACATCATACTCGCTTGAAGGGATACCAGCAGACATGATTCCTTTTTCGGCGTTTCGCCCTAAAGCAATAACGCGAGGAGATCCAAGGTCTTCCCAGAGATCGTAAAGACCGTCTACGTCAATGTCTGCTGCATTAACAATTCCGCACTTAGGCCAGAGCTCTGTAGGAAGAGCGCTTAGCAAAAAATCACCTGAGTTGCTATCAACGGGCATGAATGGCAGCTTAGTCTCTTCACCATACTCTTCAAGTACGTTGCGCTTATCTCCAACAAGTAAAACCTTAGGAGTAGGGCTTCCAATGTAGGTAGGATATTTTGTAAGGATAGGTTTAACTATCTCAGACATTGCCTCTGCAATATTAACAATACGCCTAGCAAGCTCGGGAACTTCCTCGATGCTATCTGCTGGTGGAGTAAGCTGCTCAGTCAAACTTACTGACATCGCAGATGCGACTGAGTAGTTATCAAGGATCTCTTTAAGATCTTCTACCTTTACGAATTCGTCACCGCGAGACTCTAGACGACGTTGAATAACATCAAGAGGTTGATACAGCCAAAAGGAGGCAACTCCACGAGACATAAGAAAGAGTTCAACCCAGCGCCAACCAGCTTTACCTAGTAGACCAAAACCATCAGTGTTTGTGTTAGGACGGTATTTAGGAGCGTAGGTTATTTCACCCCAGTGCCAACGATCTGATAAGCCGTTACAGTCCTGCGACCAGTTAATGTGCTCTACACTGTTAACGTAGTCCTTAAGGACCCAGCGGCGCGTCTCTTCAAGTGGACGACCTTTATGGAACTGTATGAAGTGCTTGCCAACGTAGCGTTGCTTCATTTCGTTGGCAACGGCCTCGATGAGGGAAGTCTTGCCCGATGCGTCAGTGCCTTCTATAACTATAAACATTTGCGTCCTTTGTCATGCGTCGTGAAATTATATTACGTAAAGTGTGATTAAGGTATAAGCTCAACCTTATAAATAGATTCGATTCCTTTGTCAAGCTCTGCTGCATCTTGCAGAAGACGCTCGGCAACCTTGGTTAGATAGCGTGCACCTCCTTGGTCGTACTTGTACAAAGCTTCAAGTACAGCATTTGGATCTTCACTTACCTGCGCCCAGTAACGATACTTCTCTGGAAAAACCATCACCGCACTACGAGATGCACTGCACTCTTCACAAGAAAGCGCATTTTCCGTAAGTTCATCTGCGTTTACCTCGGTAAGACCATAGCGCTTTACAAGAGGGCAAGCAGCTCCATGGAAGATGATTGACACGCCGATGCGCGAAAGAATATACGAGCCGTTCTCTGTCTTATAAAGTTCAAACTCAATCCAACGCGTTGACCCACGACGCCAGGAGGAAGATTTACTTAGAAGACGGCCATTGAACTGTAGAGTTCTAGCGCTGTCTTTGACCTCAAACACTAACTTGTCTCTCCTTGTCGTTCGTCTTGCGTCTGGTTAACTATATCATTAACTGCAAGCATCTGTGTTAAATCTGCACGCAAAGACGCAATAGTTCCTTCGTACTGCGCAACTATCTCGCCAATACGTTGCTGAAGGGCAATAATCATAAGTTCATGCTTCGTGTTAAGTTCGTCCATGCGTTTAGTCCTTTTCTCATTTTCTCATTAGTGTAATACTACTCTGATTCTATAAAATTGTATTGCATGTTTACGTTTGTTCTATTATGCTTCCTTGAGTAGCGCGATTTCTTTGTACAGGTCTTGAACGAGTGCCAGCAGGTTTACCAAGATCGCGCGGTCATTGATGTTTTCAACGTCGCCATTTTGATAGTCCGTTGCCAGCGGGTAAATTGCGTCCACCTCCTCAGCGATAAGTCCAGGAATAAGGACGCCTGACCTATCATCTTGACTTCCAAGAGCAGTAGATTTATATGAAAAAGCGCGAACCGGGATTTGCAACATTCTTTTAGGGTCAAGTTCAGCAACGTCTAGTAAATCTGTGATGTTTTCTTTGTATCTTGTAGATGACCCAGTGGTGCGACGGACTTGGCCAGATGAGGACATAAAAACGTTAGGCGCGCTTGTCGAAGGATTAGCTTGACCAAAAATAGCACGCAATTCTCCCGTGGAAGTTAAGTCACCACCAGATGATATGTTGCCAGTTGTTGAAATTGATGCTGCGCCTAATGCTCCTATGTTGTTCATTGCGTTAGCACCACCGGAGAAGGTGCCATTTAGGAGTATGCCGCTCGCGTTAATTGATGCGCAGGTAATGATTCCGGTATCAGCATTCATACGGATATTGCCTGATCCTTGTAAGTATTGAGCGCTTAAACTAAACCCTCCAATCGTGCCCGCTTCTGCAGTAATTGAACCATTAGTAGCAATGTTGACCTTGGTATTTCCAGAAGAATCGACTGCTCGTAGCCCAGAGGCGTCTAAAATAACTCTACTGGTCGCTGCAGCGCTAGTTTGAATAGTGGAGCCAGTAATTGTTTTAGCATCCAGTGCTGTAGCAGAAATCATTGCTGCTGTAATAGTGTTTGCAGCGATGCGCGATGCGCTCAAGCTGCCCGTCGTAATGTTGCCCGCATCTAAGTTAGATACTGTAATAACACTTGCATCAATAGTTCCAGCCGTGATCTTACTTGCAGATATACTTGCTAACGCGCTATTTCCTAAAGTAAATGCAACCCAAGTGGTGCCGTTATAGCGATACAACTTATTGCCGTCATCTTCATCAAACCATGTGTCACCAGTAACGTACGTTCCGCCAGTTGGCTGCGCGTTTTGACGATAGATAGTGTTCTTGCCGTCTGCGGAAGCGCGAGCAGTGAAATCTATTGCGGATAAAGTAACAAAATCTTCAGCGGCAGGGTCATAAACTTTTGTAGCCCCGTCGTTTGGATTTACCCAGGTGGTGCCTTCTTTAAGGTAGTCTGTTGGTTCTGTGTCTGTAATGACGGTTGTTCCAAAAGACACTTCATTAGGCGTAATACCGTCAGTAGCAACGTTCTTTGCTACGATTGCGCGGTACTGAATCTTTTCAGAGGTTATGACGTTTCTTCTAATGCGTTTAGCGCCTGGTCGTTTTTCAGTGACGCGAAGTCTGCGCTCTACGTCTGATACAACCTTGCCGATACTTTTACGGCGTCTACGTCTGCTAGCCAATTGCGTCCACCTGCGGTTCTGTAACTAGGACTAGTTCTACTTGCTCTGGAAAACTTGGAACATCTGGAACTGTAACCTTAAATCCGTCGATCTTACGAACGATAACTGTATCACGAGGCTCTAGGTCACTAGCAAGACGCATTCTTACAAATTCATCATTGACAACGATAGAGCACCAATCGCCAGGCGCGTACTCGCCAAGCTTAGGTGAAAACGATCCGTTAACTGTAACCGTGATATCAGAAATAGGTGTGCGCATCTCTGCAAGGTAGCGCTCTGCATGTTCGTACAGTTTTGTCTCATCTGCGGTATCGTTTCTTGACTCTTCTTGGTCAAGAAGAGGCCAACCAGCTGCTAGAAGATCAGTTGCTGACGCAACCGCGTATGGCTGGCTTGCGTCTTCTCCAAGATCTGAATCATTTCCAACAACAAAAAATCGTGTTGCTGAGTCTTCTGCACTTTCATCCATCGTCATGCTAATGATACTTCCTGGATACTCGAACACAAGCTTGTCAGCTCCAAATCTACTTACAGGAGACGCTTCGCCTTCAGCAGGCGGATTTGGATAGTCAATAGCCATTAGAACAAACTCACGAGTAAACACTGGAACAACTCCAACGTACTCTAGGTGGCAGTCAATTCGATACTCAAAACCTTTAACTGTATCTGAGTACTCGTCAAGAGCTTCTCCAACATTTTTAAGCTCAAAGCCACGATAAGAAGTATTAGGTATGTTCTTACCACTGTACGCATCAGTAGAAAAGTAGATATCTATATCAGAATTCCCAGGGAATGAACCGTATGTTCCTACGCTAACTGTTGGCGTTCTAGTCGCAGTCGCGCCTCTTTTAGAGTAACTTATAGCGGTTGTGCCAAGAGTATCTCCAGAGCCATTAGTGTTTAAGAAAACTCTTCCACCATTTAAAGTTCCACTACTACTACTAACTACAACTATTGTTCCAGCAATTTCAGCCATTGTGTCCGAGTCACTTGCACGAATAAAACCTGTAACTGCATTGCCCATCGTATAACCGCCGCCACTGCCTGAGTTATAAAATTGCCCTTGAGCGCTTGAAAGTGTAAACGCAGTTCCTGGAGCACTTATAGAGTCTGTGGCATTAAAATAAAACGTTCCCATTCCCAACCTTTGCCCGAGCGTTGAGTTAAACACTCCAGAGCTTGATTGAGCGGTAGTGGCATTAAAAGCGCTATTTTCAAAAGATATTATATTTTGATACGTGTAGATACCGTTGTGAGCTGGTGTTGTTTGGTTCTTAATTAAAACTCTATTTCCTATAGAGAGAGTGACTCCATCAATAACTGGAGCTGTAGTAGAGCTTGTGACTAGAACTGACGAGATATACTGCCCGAAGTAGCCAGTATTTGTGTAGTAACCAGTTGTCGCTATGTTTGCTGCTGTTGCTGCTACTACACTTTTAGTAGCAACTTCGCTTAGCCCTACTATTCCGTCCCCTGGAACAGCAGTAATAGGCATGTCCGTGTCTGCAAGATCAAAGGTAAAAGTTGTTGCAGTCGGAGTTTCTACTATAAAATGAGATGTGTCAAAAATTGTTGTAGGGATTTGAACGACAACTGACCCTACAGGCGATACTGCAGTTGATGGGACGTTTGCTGCTTCTTTTAGGTACGTTATTGTTGTAGTTGATGGGACGCCCTCAACGTAGTAAACTCCATTGAACGTAGCATCTACTCCCCGGACAACGATTGTATCTTGAATGTTTGCGCCGTGCGCGGCTGAAGTTGTAATGGTTGCAACATTACCGGTAAGAGCCTTGTTTACTACAGTAACGTCAGAACCGTCTACTCCTGAAATAACAACCGTGTCTCCAGGACTAAATCCATGAGATGTGGAAGTAGTAATTTTTCCAACAAAATTTGTTATTTCTTTATGTGTTATCGTCCTTGTAACAGCGCTAATCGCAGTTGAAGGTACGTTAGTGCCCGTAATATTAGCAGTAAACGTCGTGGTAGTCGGAGTAGAGACAACATCATGAACTCCGTTAAATGTCGAGTCTACGTTAAAAATGTTTACAGTCTGAGTAGGAATAATTCCATGCGGTTCACTAGTAGTTATTGTTGCAACGTTACTCGTTAGAGCCTTATTAGTTATAGAGATGTCATTTCTAAGTGCGGGCTGAATGTCCTCATTAGGAAATGTAACACCGCTAAAGTCTACTAAGACTTCGTCAATAAGCTGTCTTACGTAGTCGTACGTGTCAACTCTTACGTAGATAGTTACATCAGGATACGTTCCATCAGGTATCCCGGAAGAAGAGATAGTAAATTGGTCTGTG